TGAGTTTCTCCCTGACGTTCAAAGGCGATCCGTTTGATCCAGAGGCCGTCATCCTTGCCACCCAAGACCCTGCGCTTGCGCCAGATCAGGTGCAGAAAACGTTCAAGCTGTTCCAGCAACTGCAGATCAAGCTCAACGAAACACTGCACCACCGAATGCCACAGGCTGAGATCATTGCCGAGTTATCCCTAGATAAGCCACGACAGGAGACACTACGGAACTATTTCTGGGCTCTCAAGAACAGCACCGGGAAATATAAGAAACTAGCCGAACTGATGCACGTCCGAACTGAAGGAGGTGAGGACTGGCTCTGCCTGAATACCGAGACTGGCTATAGTTTCTCGGCGAATGGTACTGGGCCTGAACCAGAGGAACTGGACGGAGAATCTGCCGATAGGAGAATGGTCATACTATGACGCAGGATCACATACCGATCCAAGACCTTATATGGAACGAGACGTTTGAGGGGATACCAATACTAAGTTGGAGGCCACGCATGAGAAAGAGCATCGAGACTATCAATGGAAGAAAGCCGATAGGAGAGTATGATCCAGCCTTGTCCACCTATAGTAAATGGGCTAAGACTTCTCATCGATTATGGAAGGCAGGTGGAGCCTTTACTATCGATGCAGTCTACCTTGATGACGTATGGCCTGACTGTAAATGGGTCGAGGTCTATAACCAGACCAATCAGCGGACATATAGGGCCAGCGTTGACCTCATCAAGAGCAAAACATGGAGAGACCAATGGGGGTCATTGCATCGGGATAGGTACGGAGATCAGTATGCCTTGCCTAGTCGATACTGGGAGGAATTGTGATGTATGACAAAGAGGGGTTTCCTATAATGATTAGTGTAGGTGCTTTAGCTATGACTGTGTTTACTGGTGTTAGCTGGATGCTGTTGAGGCGCAGAAGAAAGAAGAAGGTTCCCAAAGGGGGCTGAGATGACCTGTGTCATCTGTGGCTCAACCAATGTTGTCGAAATCCATTTCAAGATCATATGTCGTGATTGTGGATTTACGAGGGATTGTAGTGATCCCTAGAATCACAACGAAAATCACAACACAACACAACAATCACAACATTATATCTAAATACTCCTGTTGTGATTGGTGTTGTAATTGGGGGTATATAATACCCCCATTACAACAACACATCACAACAACGGAAGTATTATTAGAGGTATTAAAAGAATATGAGAAGGAATCCTAATAGAACTGCTAGAGCTAAAGGATCAAAAGCCGAAGGCTTATTGCTTAGGCAATTGGAGGATCAGGGTTATGAGGTGAGGAGAACTCACCTCTCCCTGTTCCCTGACATCATCGCATGGAATGATTCTGACCTTCTTCTGATCGAGGTCAAGTCTCGTGCTGGTGCTGGTAAAGGGGTCAGTAATGCCCTTAGTCTGTTCCGTTCCAGCTTCAGAACGTTGCGGTCTATTCCTAATCATGCTAAGGTTCTGTGTTATGTGAGGGTAAATGACGCATGGACTGCGTATCAGTACCTAGACGGTGAGACTAGAATAGTCGAATCAATCGTCACTGAGGAAAGATCATGCCAAGGAAACTAGCTCTGCAGGGACGTAAAACACGAGTCAGCAAGAGACAGAACATTGCACTAAGGCAACGTGGGCAACAGGCTATCAGCCTCCGTATGGCAGGGGCAACCATCAAGCAGATCGCTGACCAGCTTGGGTATGCTAGTGAGGCAGGTGCATATAAAGCAATCATGCGAGAGCTAGCACAGACAGCACAGGGCATGAGCGAAAGCACCGAGGCTGTACGCCAATTAGAATTGAAGCGACTCGACCAGATGCAGTTCCCTATCTGGCCCTCGGTCATTGCTGGAGATCAGGGCGCAATAGGCACAGCCCTCCGTATCCAAGAGCGAAGGGCTTCTCTGTTAGGGCTGGACGCACCCAAGCAGATTGAGGCACGAGTCAGGATTGACGTGATGAGTTGGAACCAAGCCCTCAGAGATTTCCTTGACGTGTACCGTGACCTTCACAAAGGCGCACCGGAGGCTCCGATGCTTCTTGATAGGATAGACAAGATCGGACAGGAACGTTTCGCTGGGGTAATAGCATGACGATACCAACACTATATATTGTGGTTCCGTCAGCTCACAGCACACAAGATGTAGTGGAACAAGGAATTATTTACACAGCGATTTTAAGACCGTATGTGCCTACCCCTCTCAGATTTTTTTCACAATTTTCGACCTCTGAATTGCGAGGCAATATATGCAGATTAGAAACCGCATCAAGGAACTGAGACAGGTGAAGGCATCGGAATTGTTGCCCAACATCAAGAACTGGAGAAGGCATCCAAAGTGGCAGCACGATGGCATGAAAGCCGTACTTGAAAACATTGGATATGCGGGTGCGCTTATAGCATATGAGAACGAAGGGAAACTCATTCTGATAGATGGACACTTGAGGCAAGAGATGACACCGAATGAGGTAGTACCTGTCTTGATATTGGATGTCAACGAGCAAGAGGCAGATATTCTTTTAGCAACATATGACCCATTGACGGCGATGGCCACTGAAGAAGGGGCTGTGCTGCACGAGTTATTGGGGGGAATAGAATCGCAGAACGATGAACTCAGCACGTTGCTGCAAGACATAAATGAGCGATACAGCGCATCGGCCATTATGGAAGTAGAGAACGCAACCGCAGCCTTCTATCTCGACAACCAGAACGCTAATCGTAACGACAATGTACCAGTGAATGAAGCCGGAAAAACCTACAAGGCGTTTCTAGTTCACTTTGATGAGGACGATCATGCCGAAGTAATGGAAGCCTTATTTACTCTAGGGGAAACGTGGGGATTAGATACAGTGGCAGAGGTGCTGTTGAAGATGGTGCGAGGCTCGTTGGCTACATCCACGGTGGGTGAAGGAGAGGATTAGCATGCAGGAACTTATGGAGTACAGGGTACGGTCAAAGGTAAGCCAGACTGAGATGGAAGCGAAGGTCGGGCGTATCTTGCAGGACGATGATTTCAATATAGTCTTGACAGGCCCAACAAGAATGATGCTTCCCAGCGGAGAGCCATTGTGCGTCTATCTGCCCGGAGCTATCTCTGAGGAGGTTTGCAGTACCGCATATCCAATACTGCACCCGATACAGGCTAAGACCGATGCCCGTAGCCACGCATCTGGCTCGCTGCCAGTGAAAGACATCAAGCAAGTGCGCTACCGCAATGTCGCATCTAGCATTATGGGCAACATAGAGCCAATGGGAGGGGGGAGGTTTCCATTCTGTCGCACCACAGCTTGGACAGGGAGGAATACTGCGGAATTCCGACAGCTATACCCACTCTTTGAGGTTGTAGCCGAGTACTTCAAGAAATACGTTCACCACCGCTATAAGAAACAGATGGAAAGAACCTTGAAGATGGAGCCGGATTGGAGAATAAGCAGTACCCCATTCACGACCATGACAGTGAACAACAATTATCCCACTGGAGTCCATACAGATAAGGGAGATTTAGAGGACGGCTACTCATGCCTTATGGTCTTACGCAAAGGAGACTATTCAGGTGGCAATCTTGTGTTCCCAGAATATAGGGTTGCAGTCAATATGCAGGAAGGTGATCTGCTGTTGATGGACGCCCACCAGTGGCATGGGAATACGAATATCACCCTACATAGCGAGGACGCTGAACGCATTTCGTTAGTTTTATACTACCGCACCGATATGATGTTCTGCGGAACAATGGAGGCCGAAGCAGAGAAGGAAAACTACATGCGCGCGAAGCCCTTGGATCGTGAAAAATATGACCGCCCAGAAGAGGAACTGGAGTACGAGTTTACCGTGAAAGGGAAAGTTTGATTACCATAGCAGTATGGACTAGAAAATAATATGTCACGTTGTACATTAACCCCAGCAGCAGTGAAGCCTGAGCGGTTATGGAGGGGTTTCTTTGAGTTTGCTAAACGAACAAGATTAACAGGAGCACCCGATACGCATATGGTAATGGTTGCAAATGAATATAAAGAACTTAAGCAGGCAGAAGCTATGTGGAGTATAGGTGAGTATGTAGGAGTTTACACAGTCCCAGCAGCGTTGGAGTTCAATTCTGCATGGCCCTACCAACGGTATCAGGCTTCTAAGGATGAATTGTTCCCTTGGTTGGTTGATAACTTCAAAGGGTTATCAATGCGGAGGGAACGTAGGGCCACTAGGACACCAAAGAAAATGAAGTGGTATCTGGATTCTTGGTATGAATGGGTAAATTGCTCTGGTCTTCATTTGGCAAATGCTGACATATCACCAAAACATCGTTACATATTGATGTGGGATTCCATCATGGAAACGGTTTGGGGCGCAGGTCGCTATGGGACATTGAAACTACTCGAAACAATGCGACGCTCGGGGACGGCAAAGTTGGAAACACCAGATATACGGCCCGTTAATGCAACTACACCAAGGCAAATGCTGAACATGCTATATCCACAGACTCCGCCCAAAGGTAACACTTCAGCCGATATAGCAATAGTAAATGCTTATGCTTTGAAACTATCTACCGCATTGAGGGAGCATGGATTGCCTTGGGATCTATATCATACCGAGGTGTTTCTATGTGAGTTTTTACAGGCTATGAAGGGCGGTCAATATCCGGGTTTATCTCTTGACAGCGAAGTAGGCCATTATGAAAAAGTCTATAAGCATTTTCCCAAAGGTAAAGTATCTAAACGTTTTTGGGAACTGCGTAAAGAACTGTTCCCTGAATGGACTCTAGGTGAGCTTAATGGGTGGCTTGGAACTCGTGACGAATTGAGACGGTGTTGGCCTGAGTTTGACTACACTTGGTCTGATTCAATTTATGATTACCATGCTATGAAAGATGTTGCCTCACCAATAATCAAGGGGGAAAGCGATGCAGCAAGTTTGGTGGGCTAAGCGTAATCTAATCTTTTCACAAAGAACCACTGTATTTGATACAGGGTTTAAGCAAGCAACTGTAACCCGAGGAAATATACGCCATGTCGTTGTTTTGATGGCTAATGATAAACATGCAGACGCAGAGTTTTGGAGTAGCCAAAGTGGAATAGAATACCACCGCTTGCCAATAAGTGAACCCACTACAGTTGATGTGTATCCTGACGACATAAGAAAATTGAAGAAGCTGATTAAACAAATAAGCACAGATTATGCAAAAGGTGCTGGCGTTTGGTCAATTTGTTATGGAGGGCGTAACCGCTCAAATCTTTTTCTTGCATTGTTGCTAATAGAGTCAGGATTTAGTTCCAAGGACGCTGTAGCATTGCTGAAGCATACGAGGAAAGGTTCGTTCCAGAATAAAAGATTTGAAAAGTATTTATTGGAGAATGAACAACCTACGATTATGAAACCGTCATTGTTATATGTAATAGGCTATCCCGGAAGTGGCAAAACAACGTCGGTACGATCTGCCTTAAAGGGGCTGGAGGGGAGAGTGGAGGATGCGCCCTTTAAGCATACGGTATATGCCGATGGCACAGTGCAGCTAGGCTACGAGCGAGAGGTATATGGTGGCACAGATGGGCTGTCATTTAACGTTCAACCCAAAGTGATAGCTTGGTTGCCTCAATGTACGGCATCATTGGTCATTGGGGAGGGCGATAGGTTGGCGAATAATTCATTTTTCAGGGCTGTGCAGGAACAAGGACGCTGGCTCAAACTGGCGCATATCAAGGTCAGCGAACTCGTTGCGCTACGGCGTATAATGCAGCGTGGCCCCACATTTGATCCGGCATGGATAAGAGGCAGAATGACCAAGGTGGACAACCTAGTCGCACAATGGGGAGACACTATCGTTACGATTGACGGCAGCAAGAGCATTGAGGCCACGGCTGAGGCTTTAACAGGAGCCATCTATGATAAATAGCGGGCAGGTTATGCAGGTACTCTCAGCCCGTGACTACTGGGAAGATACAGTCAACAAGTGGGAGCCGTTACCGCATCAGGTTCCACCAGCAGGAGAGTGGTACGTCTGGTTGCTGCTGGGTGGTCGAGGCTCTGGCAAGACGATGGCTGGAACCCATTATGTACTAGATCATCTGAGGGAACATGGGAAAAGGGCTAGGGTTGGCATCGGTGCGCCGACCATTGCAGATGCAAGGAATGTCTGTGCTGAGGGTGTCACTGGATTGATTAGCATAGCCCCTACAGAGTTTCGGTATAACAGAAGCCTTGGAGAAGCCCATCATAAGGATGGTGGGTATGTTGCCTTTATGGGATCAGAGGAACCAAATCGCTGGAATGGGCCTCAATGGTCACTGCTTTGGGCTGACGAGTTGGCGTTGTGGAACGAGGGAAGCTGGCATCAGGCCCAGTTCGGTCTGAGATTGGGTGAACATCCGAGGGCTATCGTGACAACAACCCCGAAGAACCGTGACTTTGTTCGTACCCTATCTGAGCTAGAGACAACTGCAACAGTACGGGCGACCACATTCGACAACCCCACCCTGTCGGAAGATGTCCAGAACAGGCTACGTGAGCAGTACGGAGGCACACGAATTGGACGGCAGGAGATCATGGCTGAATGGCTGGATGATTTACCGGGAGCCTTGTGGCAGTGGGGTATGATGAGATCGAAGCCAGCCAATGAGATACCCTCAATGGAAAGGGTTGTTGTGGCGATTGATCCAGCCGTGACCAACACCAGCGACTCGGACGAGACAGGTATCATAGTTGTGGGACGAGCGTCATCCGATGAGTTCTACGTCTTGGCTGATTACAGTGGTAAGTATTCTCCCGATACATGGGCAGCGAAAGCCATTGATGCGTATGAGATTCATGCAGCGGACAGGATCATAGGTGAAGTCAACAACGGTGGTGATATGATTGAGTACACCCTGCGGACTATCCAAACCTCTGTGCCGTACAC